TATCGACGTGCCGACCTGATTCGGCTAAAAATGACGGACCCTGCTAGGTACGAGGCTTTGAGTGATGAGATCATGCAAGCCTATGCCGAGGGGCGAGTCAAGTAAACAACCTTTGTTTCTTGGAGATTTAACATGGCAAACACCGCCTTTTCCCCTACCAATTCGGTAACGACCACCTCCGCAGCTAACTTCATCCCCGAGATTTGGAGTGATGAAATTGTTGCCGCCTTTAAAAAGAACCTCGTTCTGGCCAATCTGGTCAAGCGTATGTCTTTCAAAGGCAAGAAGGGTGACACCGTTAACATCCCGTCGCCCGCTCGTGGCACTGCCAACGCTAAGGTGGCTACCGATGCCGTTACTCTGATTGCAGAGAGCGACACCAACATTCAAGTGCTGATCAACAAGCACTTTGAGTACAGCCGCTTGATCGAGGACATCGTTGAAGTGCAAGCCCTGACCAGCCTGCGTGCTTTCTACACGGAAGACGCTGGTTACGCCCTGGCTCGTCGCATGGACACCGATCTGGTTCAGCTTGGTCGTGCATTCAATGGCGCAACCATTGGCACGAACGACTATGCCACCAGCAATAGCTCGACCAAGGCGTTTATCGGCTCCGATGGCACGACTGCTTACAACAGCACCTCGTCCAACGCTGCTGCTCTGACTGATGCTGCTATCCGCCGCACCATTCAGCGTCTGGATGACAACGATGTTCCTATGGACGGTCGTTTCTTCCTGATCCCCCCGTCGAGCCGCAACACCCTGATGGGTCTGGCCCGTTATACCGAGCAAGCATTCGTTGGCAACGGCGATGCTATCCGCAACGGTGAAATCGGCCAACTGTACGGCATGGCAGTGTTCTCTTCGTCGAACGCTGACTCTGGTGCTGGTAACTCTGGCAATGACCGTATCTGCTTGATGGGCCACCGCGATGCGATGGTTCTGGTTGAGCAGCTTGGCATCCGTTCGCAGACTCAGTACAAGCAAGAGTACCTTGGCACTTTGTTCACCGCTGACACGATCTACGGTGTGAAGGCTCTGCGTACCAGCGCTACCAGCTCTGCTGCTGACGCTTCCGCTGCTTTTGCCCTGGCTGTTCCGGCCTAATTGCAGTTGTCCCCTCCCCTTCGGGGGAGGGATCTTTTTCTTATAGGAGATTGAAATGGCTGCTGCAACCGCTGTTGTTTCCCGTCGTGGAAACGATCAATTCCGGGGCTTGTTCTCGGATACCTGGGAAGTGCAATGTACCCTGAACTCGGCTTCTGTGGCTGATCAGGCTGCTGCAACGGATACGGTCACTGTTCCTGGTGTGGCACTTGGTGATATGGTTATCGGCATGTCTGCTGGTGTAGACGAGGCGGGTCTTGTCCGTCGCGCTTACATTTCTGCAGCCAACACCGTGACCATTGCTACGACCAATACCACTGGTGGTGCTGTTGATCTTGCGTCGACCACTGTTACGCTCATTATCGGGCGGGTTGTGTAAGGACGGGGGGCCACAAGCCCCCTGTTTTCTTCTTTGGAGGTGTAAATGGTTCCTCAGACTTTTCCCTCTAACAACGGGAAGATGGTTGTTTTCAAGATCACGACCCTCACAGGTCTGACTCGCTGGTCCGATTACATCCCCGTCAAAACTGCTGGCTCCCCTGGAATTCTCAATTCCTACGATGGGAACATTGATGCAGACATCCTTGGGTCAGTTACAGGTAAGAAAGCCTGGATTGACTACATCCCTGTTTACGAAGACGCATCAGCAACCAAAGCATGGCTTGTGAGTGCTGATGGGTACATTCCTATTTACGGATAAGACAATGGCAACTTTTCGTTGTTTGGCAAGTGGTAACACGGTGACGTTCACTTACACGCACGACATTGAGTCCATGAAAGGTCATTCTGGCTATGTCCGCGTCAATGAGCCAGAAGAAGATGAGAAACAGGAAGAAAGTCGTCCTCTTCCTATGACTGCGCCAGTAGCAGCCAAAAAGCCTGGACGCCCACCTAAGCAGCAAAAAGGCACCTAGTATGGGAATGCTCTCAGGGGCTGTGTGCCCAATCGCTACACAAGACGTTCATGTCAACCTCAAGAACCGCAACCATGCGTTCAAGGAGTATGGCTATGGACCGCCCAATCCTGACGAGCCAAATGATGCTTTTTGGCTGAAAAAGGCCAAGATGTACAACGCTCCCACCGAAGCGATCAAGGGGATGCGTTGTGGAAACTGTGCCGCCTTCATCCAGACGCCAAAAATGATGCAGTGCATCATAGTTGGACTGGAAAAAGATGAAAATGAGGGCGAATTGTCTTACGATGAGGAGTTTGTTGCAGCAGCCGATCTTGGTTACTGCGACTTATTCCAGTTCACTTGTGCAGCGGCCCGCACTTGTGATGCTTGGAAGTCTGGTGGGCCTATCACAAAGGATTGATCATGTACGGTAAAGCACCCAAAATGGAAAAGAAGTCTGGCAAGAAGATGGGTATGCCTGTAGCAATTATGGTTGCTGTTGGTAAGCCTAAAGCTATGCCAAAAGCTATGAAAGCACCCAAAATGGTCAAAAAGATGGGTCGTGGCAAATGAAAAAGACCAAGGCTGAGAAAAAGATCAGCAAGGTCATGCGGGAGTACAAGGCTGGAACTCTGCACTCTGGCAAAGGCGGCCCTGTTGTCAAGAGCCCTAAACAAGCAGTTGCAATTGCACTATCCGAGGCCGGGAAGTCCCGGAAGAAGAAGTGAAAGATGTTTGGGACAAGAAGCGGCCTAAGTCTTTGGGCGCTCCCAAGCCGTTGACTCCGGCTAAGAAGGCTGCTGCCAAAAAGATGGCTAAGGCTGCTGGTCGACCTTACCCTAACCTTGTTGACAATATCCGTGCAGCGAGGAAAAAATGAAGACTGCTGCCTGGACCCGGAAAGAGGGCAAAAACCCTGCTGGGGGGCTTAACGCCAAAGGCAGAAAGTCCTATAATCAATCCACAGGCGGGAACCTCAAACCTCCCGTCAAATCAGGCGATAACCCGCGACGGGCCTCCTTCCTAGCGCGTATGGGCAATATGTCCGGGCCTGAGTACAAGAATGGCGAACCCACTCGCCTTCTACTGTCCCTCCGAGCCTGGGGCGCATCGTCCAAAGCAGATGCACGGTCGAAAGCTAAGGCAATCTCAGCGAGGAACAAGAAGTGAGGCCACTATCGGTTGGTAGAAATTTAACTGCTGCTACAACTACAACGTTGTACACAGTACCAACTGGCTATTACGCTAGGTGTGTTCTTTTGCACGCATCGAATAATGGTGGCTCGAACAAGCATGTAAGTTTTAGCTGGTATGACGCAAGTGCTGCGGAAACAATACCGATCACAACTGAATACACACTTACTGCTAAATCGACGCTTGCTGAGATTGATGTAAACCAGTACTTTGTCTTAGAAGAGGGTGACTACATCACTACGATTTCAGAATCTGGTTCGACTATTTCTGTCATCGCAACCTTTGAAGAAACAGGATTGACACGGCAATGACCTATCTTGAATTGATCAATGACGTACTGATCCGGTTGCGTGAGACTACCGTATCGACAAGTACTGAAACGGCCTACTCTACGCTGATTGGCAAGTTTGTCAATGATGCCAAGCGGCAGATTGAAGATTCGTATGCCTGGAACGTACTGGGCCAGACCTTGACGTTCAACACGGTTTCTGGCACTTACATCTACTCGATGACTGGTGCTGGTCAGAAGTTTCAGGTCATGGATGCTATCAACGTAACTTCCAACGTTGGTCTTCGGAACATCAGTTTTGTAGAAATGAATCGTCTACAGAACTTCACAACCCCTATCTCTGGCATTCCAGAGGCGTATGCGTTTGATGGAGTCGATGCTAGTGGAGATACCAAGGTAGTTCTTTACGCTCGGCCTGACAACGTGTACACAATGCAGTTCAGTTTGACGGTGCCTCAGGCTACTTTGTCGTCTGATAGCACATCTGTACTGGTACCTGACGTTCTGGTTGCCCAGAATGCCTACGCTCGTGCCTTGGTGGAGCGCGGGGAAGATGGTGGGTTAGCTTCATCTGAGGCTTACCAGCTTTATAGAGCCATGCTAGCAGATTACATTGCTCTGGAAAGCACTCGTTATCCCGAGAACCAGGAATTTGTTTCTGTATGAGCGAACAGCTTCAGATTGCCAGCATTTCAGCGCCGGGTTTCTTCGGCCTGAACACTCAAGACTCGCCTCTTGATCTGGCGGCTGGCTTTGCTCTTGTTGCGACGAACTGCATCATTGACCAGTATGGACGAGTTGGCTCTCGCAAAGGTTGGTCTAAGGTCAACAGTTCTTCTGGCAATCTTGGTTCTAACTCTGTTGGTGTGATCCATGAGCTTGTGCAGTCTGACGGCACTCTGACCATCTTGTTCGCTGGCAATAGCAAGCTGTTCAAGCTCGATGGCTCTAATGCAGTGGTGGAATTGACGTATGGGGGGGGTGGTTCCGCTCCTACGATCACTGCAAACAACTGGTCATGTGCTTCCCTCAATGGAATTACTTACTTCTTCCAGACGGGCCATGATCCACTGATCTATGACCCTGCCGTCAGCACCACGACCTACCGCCGCGTGAGCGAGAAGAGTGGCTATGTGGCTACAGTGCCCAGCGCAAACATCGCCCTGTCGGCCTTTGGTAGGCTTTGGGTGGCAAATACGTCCACGGTCAAGAACACGGTTTATTTCTCCGATCTGCTGGCAGGCCATGTGTGGTCTACGGGCACGGCTGGCTCCCTTAATGTGGACAGGATCTGGCCTAATGGCCCCGATGAGATCCAAGGGCTTGCTGCCCACAACGGCTTCCTGATCATCTTTGGTAAGCGGCAGATTCTGGTTTACCAAGATGCCACCACTCCCTCGACCATGCAGTTGAGTGACACGGTTGGAGGAATTGGGTGTATCGCAAGGGATACGATTCAGACAACCGGCAAGGATGTGTTGTTTTTATCCAACAGTGGTGTCAGGTCGTTTGCTAGAACAATCATCGAGAAGTCTGCACCTCTTGGAGATCTGTCTAAGAACGTGCGTAACGATCTTATGGACATTGTTGCTGGCGAAACACTTGCCAACATCAAGTCTGTGTATTCTGAAAAAGAAGCCTTTTATCTGATTACATTCCCGTCTGTCAAAGAGGTCTATTGCTTTGACACAAGGGGTCAGTTACAGGATGGTTCTTTCAGGGTGACGATTTGGGACTCTATAGAGCCTACTTCTTTGCTGTCTCGTAGGAATGGAGATGTCCTGATTGGAAAAACTGGTTACATTGGAAAGTACGGCACCTATCAAGATGATGGGTCGTCGTACAGGATGCTGTACTACACCAACAATGCCGATCTTGGTAACGCAAATGTTACTTCGATCCTGAAAAGGCTCAAAGCTACCGTCATTGGCGGGACCAATCAGACGGTCACTATGAAGTGGGCTTTTGACCTTCTAACCAACTATCAGTCTGCCAATACAACAATTCCTACTCAGGGGATATCTGAGTACGGAGTAGCCGAGTATGGTGCTAATGGATCTCCTGTTGCTTACTACTCTGAAGGCATCTTGATGCAGATTCTGTCTGTGCCAGCAACTGGTAGTGGCAAGATCGTTCAAACTGGCTATGAATCTGACATCAATGGGTCGGCTTTGTCGATTCAACGCATTGAAATCCAATATAAAGATGGGAAACTGTCATGAGCAATTACACCAAGAGCACCAACTTTGCCACCAAAGATGCGTTGGCATCTGGCAATCCTCTAAAGATTGTCAAAGGCACTGAGATTGACACCGAGTTCAACAACATTGCCACGGCTATTGCAACGAAGGCTGATCTTGCATCACCTACGTTTACTGGTACACCTGCTGCTCCTACAGCATCTTTTGGCACTAGCACAACTCAACTTGCAACTACTGCATTTGTTCAAGCTGCGCTTCAGGCTTTACATCCAGTTGGATCAATCTACATAAATGCCACTAACTCTACCAATCCAGGCACATTGCTAGGGTTTGGCACTTGGACGGCTTTTGGTGCTGGCAGAGTTCCTGTTGGATTCAACGCATCGGATACTGACTTTGACACGGCAGAAGAAACGGGTGGCGCAAAAACAGTATCGTCATCTGGAACTATAAGCGGCACTGTTGGCGGCACTTCGCTTACAGAAGCGCAGATGCCTAAACACTACCATTTGATGCTGGGCCCCAACAGCGTATCTAGCCCGCAAGGAAGTGGCTCTAGCTCTGGCGTGTACGGCGGAGGCACTCCAGATGACAGCACACAAGCATACGGAACCTATTCAACGGGTGGCAACGCTAGTTCAGGTTCTCAAACAACTGGTACAAGTAACGGTGACTCTCATACGCACTCTTTCAGCGGCACTTATTCAGGCAGTGCAACAAGTGTGTTGCAGCCGTACATCACTGTGTATATGTGGAAAAGGACCGCATGAAAAGCGAAGAATGGCTTAGAGAGAATTTTGTTAGTGTTTTTGAATTGCCAAATGCTGCGGTTGAATGGTTGTTGATGCTTTGGGATGCGATTCAGGTCTTTGATGATGTTGCTGATGGAGATGAAGTTAAACGCAATGATCTGGATGTGGTGATTTGGAACACATTGGTTGGGATGAGCCAGAATCAGTTCTGGCAGGCCAATGCGAATAGCTTGATGCCTGTTGTGGCAACGATGGTGTTGAAGTGGCAGGCTTCAGATGAGGCAGAGCGAGATGGCAAAGCAGATGCCAAATCGTATATGTGGAGAGCAGGTTATTACGATGTTGTTTTGATGGTTGTGACGCTCTGTCATCCAGCAAAACGTGCGAAAGAACTTTCTCGCTATGTCATGGAGTTGTACGGCGAGAAATTTGAGGACTATATGAAGGAGTTTGATCATGCCTAATCCAGTAGCCGCACTTGCTGGTGGTTCAATCGTAGGCGGTGTCTTACAGGGTCGATCTGCTGAACGAGCAGCACGAACTTCCGCTGCCGCACAGACTGAAGCAGCGCAATTAGCCGCTGAAGAGGCGCGTTTCCGGCCAGTAGGTATCACAACTCGATTTGGTCGGTCCATGTTTGAGACAGGCCCTGAAGGCCGCGTAACTGGTGCTGGCTACGAGGTATCTCCTGAACTTCGTGCTTACCAAGACCGCCTGATGGGACTGACAGGCATGGGCTTGACTCAGGCTGAGGCTGCTCCTGGCTTGTACCAACCACTGATGGCTGCTGCTCCCGGCTTGTTTGGGCTGGCTCAGGGCTATCTGGCAGAGACTCCGCAACAGGCTGCTCAACAGTACATGGCTCGTCAGCAAGAACTGCTGGCTCCTGGCCGTGAAAGGCAACTTGCACAGATTCAGAACCGCCTGTTCCAAACTGGCCGCGAAGGGCTGGCTGTTGGGGCTACTGGTGCCCGTCCTAGTGGCGCTGCTGGCCTTGGTGCTGCATCTCCAGAGATGGAGGCTTACTACAACGCTCTGGCTCAACAAGAGGCTGAGTTGGCCGCTCGTGCTCAACAAGCTGGCATGGAGCAGACTCGATTTGGTGCTGGCTTGTTTGGCACTGGCGCTGAGTTACTGCGAGGTGCTTACCAGGGGCAGATTGGTGCTTTGGCTCCGTTTGAGGCATATCTTGGACAAGCTAAGGGACTTGAAGCTCTTGGGCAGCAACCTCTTACTTTGGGTATCAATATTGGCGCACAGGGTAAGAGTACAGGTGCAGCCGATGCTCTATTGACAGGTGGTGTCAGTGCTGCAAAAACATTGCAAGCTGCCAGTTCATTCAATCCGTTTGCCACTGCATTGACGATGGCTTCTAGAAATCCAATGCTTGAACAAGGCGTTTCTGCTGCATTCCAGCCGTATATGGCTGGAAAAGAGGCTGTTCGTCAATATGGTGCTGAAAACGTCTATGGATATGGTGGAAGCGGCGCAACTCCGACTGATTGGAGCTTTTAATCATGGCAGATATCGTACCAACTCTGTTCGGCCTCACTCCTGAGGCATACCAGCAAGCTCAGTCTACACAAGCAGACAAGATGGCGCTTCAGTACGCGCAACTTACGCCTATGCAGCAGGCGCAGTTTGCCATTGGTCGTGGTGCTTATCAGCTTGGAGGTGCTATTGGTGGAGCATTGGGAGCTGTAGACCCTGAGCTTCAAATGATTAGCATTCGTAACGCTATTGCTAAACAAACTGATATCACTAATCCAGAATCAAGATTGGCTGGAATTCGTGCTTTAAATGAAGCAGGAGATACCATAGGCGCGATTCAGTTGACTCAAGTCCATGAAGACATTTTGGGTCGTCAAGCTCTTACTGGACAACGGCAAGCTGCCAGTCAAGCATCATTAGCTCAGGCTAGCAAAGCAGAGGAAGAAACTAGAAGGATTCGGATTTCTGCCAATCAGAAAGAGGAACTTCAAAGGCAACTAAACGCACTTGGTCCAGAAGCAACAGACGAACAAGTTTTGGGTGTTCTTACAAAGTATGGAGATCCTGAAAAGGTTCTCGGTGCGCTACAGACAAGAGAGGGCCGTAGAGAAAACTTGGCTTTCCGTGCAGAACAAGCGCAACAGCAACGTGACTTTCTAGCGCAGCAAGCAGAACTTGCTCGTCAAGCCCGTGAACAACAGGCTGAACAGCAAAGAATTGCTACTTTGGAAGCCGCTCGTGTTGCTGCTGAGGCGCGAGTTGAAGCCGCCAGGGAGCGTAGAGCAAGTC